CTAAATTAAAGCGCATGCCTGTGGCCTGCTCGATGGCCGCCATTGGTACTTGATACTTGGGCAGGTCAGCTACTGGCAATGCTGTGTTGGGCATTAACCATGCTTCAACTTTATGGCTGTTCTTTTCAATGATGATCTTGTATAAGCGTGTTGGAATACCTAAACCATTACCAATTACAGGGTGTCCTTGATCGTAAATACCACCGGAAATAATATAGAAATCTGTGTTGGGAGCCATTGCCCATTGACGTTCAAATGTTTCTAACTGTTTCCAGATACCACGGTTGTTATTAGCAACTTGTGGAACCATGTTTGATAGGTTAAAACTTTCACTCATGATCGCATCATTTTGTGTGTTGTTACCTGCAGGAGCCATATGTCCGCGATCGTGTGTTTTACCAACAACGGCATAGTCAGCTAAACTAGCTGAACAGTTAGGTGTAACTGCGGCGTCTGGATGGAAGTTATCTTTACGCTTGGCAGGACCAGTCATTGCGGCCACTGTTAAATGCTCAAATACTGCTACTGGAGCCTTGACACTACAACGATGGATAACCGCATAGTTCATGTGGCAAATCTCTTGATCGCCTGGTTGTGCCGCATACTGTGGTGTACCGTTTACAGTAAACTGTGGGCATTGTTTGTTAATTTGTGCAAACGCAAAAAGTGGTGCGAATAACACTAGAGCTAATAGAATCTTTTTCATTGAAATTCTCCTTTGGTATATTGTGTTGTTACTTACCTCTATCTAGGGTAACCTACAAATCCTGTAACAGGACTACGTGTATCTACGTCTGTGGCTTCTTCGCTGGCCATGGTACCAATTTGAACTGCATCGCTAGCGGGCATGCCCATGGCTCTAAGAGCATCGTGTATGTAATCAATCACGTGTGGGTCATAGCTTACAACAATTTCGTTTTCACCAAATTCAGAAGATTTGCCATCAAATGGCGGAACACCATCTTTACGACGTTGAGCAGCACCCTTGGCGCCAGCAATGGCCACACCAAATCGATACTGTAGATATGGATCTTGATTTTTCAGAGCCGGAATTTTAAATGCACCCGGAAGGGCACGTCCTACATCCTGTGTGATTGAGCCGGTTCGACCTTCTGTGACAAATTCTCTGGCTCTCATCTGCCGTAGCCTTTGAATGCTCGAACAGGACTTGTTTTATGTGTGCCTTCTGGTTCTCGACTACGATGGTCACTGATAACATGATGGTGGTCAGCTCCTAGGGTTTTCATAGCGCCCACAACCATATTATCTTCTTCTTTAGTGTAAGGATGTGCTGTGTTGTATTTTTCAACCCAGCTGTTGGGATCCATTTGATCTTTAGGTATAGCGTTTTTTGTTTTGCCGTCATGCATAGCAAGAGCCATCATCATGCGATTCAAATGATTGGTACGATCATATCCTCCGTTGTCTCGAACACGACGAGCCGTTGGCATCACTGCTTCTTGATCAGGATGTAATTTGCCTTCTTTTTCTTCGGCAATAAACTCCTTAGCTCGCATGCTTAGACTCCAGAAGAGTTAAATACACTGTGTTGTGCTGAACTTTGTGTGCCCAATGCTCGTGCAGTAAATGTAGTGCCTGTTATAATAAGATAATTGCCGGCACCAACATAAATGTCACGCACTGTGCCGTTAGGAACACTAACAGCATTAGCATACAAATTGCCCACAGCGTTAGCTGTGCCTAACGCAGTAGCAAACACTTGATAGGTAACATCAGCACTATTAGAATCTATTTCTGCTTTGTCTGTTGTCCATAGAACATTGCCGGCGGTGTTGATTACTTGAATAGCCATTTTGATTAACCTTTGTATTGTTGCCAGTTTTTAAACAAACTACGCTCAATTTTAACACTTTCTTCCATGCTGGCTTGACGACGCAATTGGCTGGCAACAACAGGAACTGTTGTTTGACCAGTTGACTTAGGACCGTTTAGGCCGCCTGCATAAGTGTTTAACTCAGGATCAGCTTTCAAGGTCTGTTCATCAGTTGGCCAATCCAACTCATTTTCTTCCAACTCCTCGTCGCAACTGTGAGCTTGATGCTCAATACCAGCAGACTTGAGCAACTGTGCCAATGCGTCAGCTTGTTCGCCGTCGGCTGTGACTGTAATGCTCTTGCGTGGCTCACCCTGCTCGTCCTGAGTCATATTAACGGACACGTTCATGCTTTCCATCAATGACTCAACTTCTTGATTGATGCTTTCATAAACACCTTTACCAAACTGCATACCGCCTTTGTTGCTCTTGCCAGCAGGTGTTGCTGTGGCCACAGATCCAGAGGTTGTTTCGTCAACCTTTTTTTCTTTCTTGTCAGCAACAGCTTTTTTCATTGATTCTTTTTTGTTGCCATCGTTATCAAGGTCTAAGAAATCTGGCTTTGCGCCTTCTTCGGTCTTTTTAACTTTCTTAGGCAACTTGCTAATATCCTTGACTTTATCTGCTTGGTTAAACTCTTTAGCAACGCTTTGTTTCATGCCAACCTTTTTAGCAAACTTAGGATTGTGTGCCGCTGCTGCCATCATGTGTGCTTGTGCTTGACTCTTGGAACGTTCCGCAATGCGGATGCCTTCCTCGCCGGTTTCGTGTTCAATGTCACGTTCTTTTTGTGATAGAATATAATCTGTTACACTAGACATCATGCCTTTGATTTGGCCTAACTTTTCAATTATCCAAGTTGGCAGATTGTCGTTGTCGCGCAGATGTGTTTCGAGTTCTCGAGCATGACGCATGACCGTGTGCATGTCGCCTTTGGCCATGTCGCCTTCGGCATCATATTCGTTACGATCCATGCTTTCACTGCTCATGTTTGAAGGACGTGTCATCATGACACCGTCGGTATCTAATGCTTCATCGGCTTTTTCTTTTTTAACACGCTTGCCGTTGACCATTTTGTATTTGTAACTGCCTTTGGTCACATGCTCGTCGCCTTTTGGTTTGGTGCTTTTTGGGCGACCTTTACGCTTTGGCTCGTCACTCTTGACTTCATCATCTTTTTCTACATCATCCTCATGTTTACGAGTATAACGCTTGCTGTAGCCAGTATCCTGGACATCATAACGACTGTGTGTCTCTGCTTCTTTTTCTTTGCGAAGCTGGTCCATGTGCTCTTTGTCAAAGGCTGTACCTTTGCTACGTGGTTCTTTCTTTTCTTCAAGTCCGCTGGTATCTGTAAACTCTTTACCGTCTAATTCAAATTTGCCGCCCTTGGGTGTAGAAGCTAACTTACCTGTGAATGCATTACCTTCATCAGTCATATCTTCTTTGGCCACGTTCTTGGCAAACTGTGCCATGTGACGTAGTTTAGGATTTTTACTGTGTGTGGCTTTTTCAATCTTGGCCTTGGGGATCTTTTCACCTTGAGCTACATGCAGAGCCTTGTGTAGGTCACCCTTGTGAGCAGGATTAACAGCTTTCTGGATCCACTTTTCACTTTCAGCTACCTTAGACTCATGTAGGTCCTGCTTCTCAGACAAGTCTGTCAATCGTTTGTTTAAGTCGTAAAAAAAATTGTTCATTCCGTTATCCTCTTGGGTTTGCACCAGTGGCTGGACGTGGTGGGCGTTTTACTTTAGTCATTGGGCTCTTGACTCCCATTGGTAAATCGTTTGTGGTTTTGGCTGGAGGTGTTGGTCCACCTGCAACAGTAAAGTCACTGCGATATGTATTCTTGAGAACAGCATGTTCGTCGTATGGTGCTGAGTAGTCGGCTTTGAGTTCTTTTTGTTCAGCTGTGTCGGCTGGATAGTCAGTATCAGTCAACAGGTCTTTGTTTTCTGTTTCAACACGTTTGCGTTCTGTATCCAGGCCATTTTCGTGCGGTGTTGTCAACATGATAATACGGTTTGGATCTAAGAATAGGATTTGAGCAATCTGTTTGATCTGTGGCTCAATGGCTGGATAGCGGAATTCTACGTCTATGCTGGTCACTGAGTCGTTGCTGTGCTTGGGAAAGTCAGCGGGTTTTAACTGCACTGGTGTAGTTTTTGCACGGCCAAATTTGACTGGATCAAACTGCTTGAGTTTATCTTCCAGTTGCTTGATAAAGTCTGGAGCAACGTCACCTACAATTTTAATTCTGTAGTTGTATGTGCGCTCAGATTCTGCCAAATATTGTTGAAAATTTTTCATATTTTTATCCCTATATGATATTTATGCTCGGTTACCGTTTTGTGAGCCCATGGTGATCAGGCGTTCTAACAAATCATTACGGCTTAAGACTTGTCCGTGTGCTGTTTCCACTGTTTCTTCGGGTGCATTTTTTTGTCTATCGTGATCCAGCTTTAACTTTTTCATCTGTAGATCCACCATTTTTAATTTCTTGTTTAGTTTGGCTGTTTTGGCTGTGAGTGCATGCCCTAGCATAGTGCTGGCTACTGCAAATATTTCACTGCTGTAACGACTGTCTATCTGCATACCTAGATCCATAAGATCGTCGAATGTTTCAGTAGCTTTGGCAGCCAGATCATCCAGTTCGCGATCGCCGGTTTCTAAATCACGCACGGTAGGCAAAGCTGCATCAATCTTGTCTATGGTATCGTTGATTTCTTTCAAGGCCATCTGGGTAGACGGTATAGAAGCAGGTTCATCCTCTTGAACTTCTTCAGAGGGCGGAAAATCAAACAATTCTTCCAGTTTACGGGTCATACCCTATTTACCGGATTTTTTACCACCTTGATGATAAATTTGATCTTCGTTGATTACCCGAAATATCAGACCGTTTTTTCTAGCCCATAGTGTAGCACTGTGCCATTTGGCATAGTTTACAGCCACTATAGCGCGGTCTCGATCATTCATTTTGCTTTCAATCAGGCTTTGTTTTTTGGGTTTAATTTCAATTAGCTCAGCGATGGTGGTATTGTTACGACCACGGTAGGTTACCAAAAAGTCTGGCACATACATGCTCTGCTTGCCAGTGATGGGATTACGATAAGGTATTGAAAGACTTTCACTGGCCCATTGTAGCACATTGTCGTTTGAGTCCAAGAACATCATGAATGTGAGTTCCCACCCGCTACGATAACGAGGTTGACCTTTGCCTACATACTTGGCAGGATTTCGTACTGTGTAAATGCCTTGGCGAAAGTTGGCCATGGTCAGGCCCTTACGTTTCTGGCTGTATATTGGTTAGGGGTAGTTGGCAACAATACTCCCAACAAGGTACTAGGACTACGGACCAGATTAAGGTAGTAAGCCATCATGACAGTCACTTGCGGTGCACTACTAGCATTTTGTTGAAGTGTCTGTAACAAAGACATGGCACTGGTATTGGTAGCGTCGGCAATCCTAAACAAAGAAGCGGTCATATTCTCTGCGGCTTCTTGTGTGGTAAAAACACTTTTGAAATAACTTAATACCGCATCATATTCTTGTGCCGGGATATTGGCATCATATTTGTAGAATTGATCAAAAACTCTTACAGTCTGATCAATTGAGTAGTTGATAGCATTAACCGTAGACATAGTTAGTAATTAGTTAAATTGATATTAGGGGTTGGAATAAACAATCCACTACTACCGTATTGGCCTGTGGGTGAAGCATTGTAACTTGGACCATTTGTTGGCACTCCGGCTGCCCGTATTGCTCCAGGCAAACTACCACGCACAGCATTGTTTACTGCTTGTGTAACATCGGCCTTGAGTGTGGTAGCTATACTGGGGCCACTTTTCCAAGTGTTGTATGTTGCAGCAGCTGTTTGTGCTGCTCCAATTAAACTGAGTGGGTTTCCACTTTCTAAATCTGTAACAATGCCGATACCGGCATCAAGTAGACCACCCTGACCCAATACAGTATGTGTGCTGCCAGGTCTGGCCAATGCACTTGGCACCGTATCGTAATAGCTTGGGTCTGCAAAACCCAATGCATTGGTATCGGGTCTAACTCCACCAATGGCTCCTTCAAGATACTTAACTGTTTCATATCGCACAGTCATGCGATTGTTCATGATGCCGTTACCTTGACTGTAGTCATAGGTATCGTGAGCCCAGTCGGTGATCATAGGATTGATCAAGATATACTCAGCAAACTTGTGTTGACTCATACCGTAAATGCGTATATCTTTAAAAAATGGTGGTTTGCTAGATCCAGGAGGCAAACCGTCGTTGTTGGCTTCGCCAATATAGCCCCAATCGTTTACAAATCTTTGAGGACTATAAGTATCTCGGTTGTTGTAACTAAATCCAGCTGGCGTTTGATTCAGTGGATTTGGAATACCATTTACGTTGGTTATGTTATCGTATTTGTTGCTGGGATCTTTGTAGTAGTATTTGAAATAGTTATACCACATGGTGCGAATTAAATCGCCGCCATCATCGTGGAATTCTATCTGCACTGGATTGTAATCAATCTTGGTTTGAACCAACCGCTTACGATTGTATTGATTCATAGTATCTACACTGATAGTGTAGTTGGGCAACTGAATAGTCTTGACCATGAGGCCAATTGTTGCTTCATCGTTACTAGGAAAGGCGCTGGCCAGGGCTGGAATTTGATCTACATTTAAATTAAAGTAGACATGAAACAGAAACTTCTGACGAGGTGTCTGTTCGTATCCGTTGGTTAAGAAAGTCTTGGAAGCATGAGCATAATCTTTAAGCCCATCAAATCCAGCGAATGCCTGTAAAAAGTCCTGCCCCCAGGCCATGGTCTATTAAGCCGCTGTTGCTGTGCCGGCTACACCGGTGACCACGTCACCTACGGTACGGGCAATAGTATTGCCTACACCTTCGCCGTTTACTTGGTTAGCATTATCAAATGTGATGGCCATGGTAATTGTTGCAGCTTCGCTGGTGCCATAGTTCATGTCGTTGTAGTTTACCGATTTGAGATAGCAACCATACAATTCCCATGTTTCCAATGCAACAGGAGTAGAAGTTCCGTTGCCACCGTCTAACACTTCAAACACTGTAAGAAACTTGTAGTCAATACCAGAACTAGCACTGGCCATTTCCATAAAGTCTAACTGCTTCTGTAACTGTTCGCCAACCAATTTGGAAACATTACCGGCGGCGTCATCACGAATGTTGCAAGTGATGTCTGCCCAGCTGTATTTTCCAGCCAATTTGATTGTGCTGTTGTAGATAGGTACCGCAATTTCAGCAAATTCAACACTAGGTCTTGTAAAGTCAACTACTTGTTTGGTCAACTCTGTTGTGGGTTGTGACACGCCAAAATTCTGAAAAGTAACGCGAAAGCGATACTTGAGTTTGGGCATTAACAAGCCCTGGCTTGGCGTGCTTTGGTCGCTAGCCAGTGGAACTGTCATTCTGCTGAGTGATGAAACTGCCATGGTATTATCTCCTATATACTTTATTTATGGTCATATTGGCCATGACGTTAGCTGGCTGTAGCTACTGTGGTCAAGGTGTGAGCAATCGCTCCAGTGTTCTCAATCCGTAATGGAATGTAGATAAACTCAACTGCCTTAACTGGCTCAATTGCAATGTCAACATACAATTCATTAGCATCAATGGTTGCCGGTGAGTTATTGCTCAAATCGCAAACTACCAAGTAGTCGTAGATCCCACGTTTTGCTACCAAATCGAGCATCAAGCTGGTGCAAGAGTTAGTGATGCTGTTACGTGTGATCTGATCGTTTGGCTCAAACAGGTATTGATTACCAATCTGTGTCAATCTAGCACGCAAGTAAGCCACTAAACGTGCCACGTTGATACGATTCATTGCAGTTGTTGAACTTGTAGCTGTTTTGTTACCAAAGTTGGTAATACCAATTCCAGGAATAAAGGTAATTGGGTTGATATTCAATTGATACAGGACATCACGGATTGTCTGGCTAATGCCAAGTGTAACAAATGCGCCTGTTGTGGCATTGATATAGCCCAATAATGCAGCATTATCAATCACACCGCGCAGAGTTCCAGCTGGAGCCAACCATGGATAAGATACTTCATCGCTACGGATAATTGTTCTAATCATCATGTGGCTCGGTGCTGTTACCACTGGGCTACCGCTCAAGTCAGAAGTCTGGCAACTTGGATAGAACACACCAAGGTATGTATCGTTAGATCCTAGACCGTCACCGGTTGGTAGGCCGAGACCTGCAGCATTGGTCTGCCATGTTGTGAGTTCTGTGCTGGTTGGTCCCAAACGCATCGGGGTATCACCAATAATGAACGCTGTGTTCTTGCGATCGTTATTGAGTTCAACCATGTTAGGAATTAATTCAGGATATGCTGGGCAAGCAATCAAGTTGAATGTGCGTTGTTCTTCACGTGCCTGAATGCTGGAATCAATACCGCTCTTGAATGCTGCTACAATAATAGCACGTTGAGCTTGGCGACCCATATAAGGTGCGCCCGAAGTCTTGTTGCCACTGGCGTTTACCCAGGTGTTGGTCATGATATCAGCCCAATACATAGTGTCACTAGGATCAGTGCCAACAGGTGGAGCCGATAATGCAACATAAATTATACCATTGTAATTTACAAAGCTGTTAAACTCATACTGTGTGGTACTGCTGTATATGTCCACATTGAACGCAGTGGTGTTGAAGTAGTCGGCTTCAAATTTCTTAACATTAAATCCGCTACGGCGTGTGTTCCACAACAAGGTTCCTTGAGCATACAGCGCAGGATTTGGTGCATCAATGTCCAAATAGTTGCTGGTCAAGTAGGTGGAACTGTTGATTGGTGGAATTGCATCAGTGATAGGATTTGTAGTGCCGTTGTAACTCCAACGAGCATCGGCAAACAAGATACCGTTTTGTGTAGTAGAATCTGTGTTGTTGATCTGGACCCACTGATCGGCACCTTGAACATTGCTCCAACGATACAGCATAGGATAGTTTTCCAAATCGCTGGTATCAACCCATAAGTCACCGTAAACCAATGGGCTTTGTGCTGTATTGGTCTGTGTTGTTGGCGCTGTGGTAGCAAATATAGGACCTGTAGAATTAGTTGTTTGCAAATCGTCGCCGCGAACATCATTGGCTACAGTTTGATAACCACACCATGCACCATTGTTTTGGATCATGATATCAGCTTGTGTAGTAGCTGAATAATACCAGTAAGTTCCTGTTTGGGGATCTTGATCTGGAGCAACCGAGCTGGCGCTGTAGGTAAATGTTGGATTGCCTACCCAGTAGCTAAGAATTAATGATGATCCAGAACCTGCACGGCAGAATGTTGTGCTGGTAGTGAATCCCGCTGTGGTTAGCGGAGTGCCTGTACCGGGAGTCAGAACAATATCGCCACCCGAGGTGTGTGTAAACACAATAGCACCCGAGCTATTAACTGTAGCGTTGACATAAGATGCAAATGTGCTTGAACCAACTGCTGCACTGACCGCAGTAATAAAGTCAGCCACAGTTGTTCCAGTCAAGGTAACTGTAACAGGAGATGCCAAAGTGGCTTGTCCAGGAACAGTTGCAGCAATAGTAAATGTGTTGCCGCTGGTAAATGCTCCAGGAGTGCTGGTATTGCCAGTTACGATTGTTTGACCGGCTGCATAACGTTCAAAAAGTTCAATACCAAACGTAGCTGGGCTATTAAAACCAGGATTAGTGATACCGATGGTAGTTCCTGGAACAATATTGAAACCACCACCACTTGGATCTAAGGTATAGATTGCCGAGGCATCGTTTGAATACAGGTTGCAAGTCTGTTGCACCCAAGTTCCTAGAGTTACATTGTATTTTTGCATAGACAAGTTGGCACCAAGATTTACATTGTTGGTGCGTTGCCATACCGAACCTGTTGGCTCTGGCATATCGTCGGTGCTTCTCCAGCGTGGTGCTGAGTAGTTAGGAGCTGCTAGGAACGTAGGAACATAGTAAGTGGTCGCTGTAATTCCTAGATCGCTCAATACTGTTCCGGATCCAGCGGCAATAACAATTTCACCTGCATCGCTGTTGGCCATGCTATTGCCAAAAATTTGTAGTTTACCATCAACATGACCAGAATAAACACCAGTAATGTTAGCACTGTTGATAGCATCGCTGACACCTTGAACAGTGTTGTTGGTGCTGGCAGGAACAGTAATTGTAATTCCATTAACTGTAAATGTGTTGCCAGCTGTTAAGGATGTTGGTGCCAAGGTTCCTTGAACTGTGGCCCAACTGGTTTGCCAGTCGTCGCTGCCAATCAACTGCCAGGTGTTATATAAATCTAACAGGTAACTGGATGATGTCTGTGAAGTGGTTGGACCGCCACGTTTAAAGTAACCTGGATTGTTTACATTGGTAGAAGTAATGGCATAATCGCCAATGCTACCAACACTTTGTGAAGGCACTGTGGACGAGGATTCTAGTTGTGTAGAGTCGGTAATAATCATTGGAATCTGTTGGGTAAATGCACCAGTTGTAATATTCCATTGATAGATGCCCCATAAGCTGGTAGCAGTATTCAACCAGTAAGTTCCATTGGGTGGTGTGCCTGTAGGACGAATTAAACTGGCTGTAAGGGCCGCCAAGTCAACGTCAACACGCTGAATATAAGCACGGTTGGTAATACCCAAGGCGCTGTAAGCTGCCAATAAACCGTATTCGTTTAGCTCGTAACCATTGATTGGTGTTCCGGCTGTGGTCTTGTAAAAAAATGGCACGCCATAAGTGGTTGACAAATCTCGCTGACTTGTAATCAATGTAACCTGATTGGCATTGGCCGCTAGGGTTCCGGCAGCAACACCTGTGCCTGTTCCAGAAACTTTGTTCTGTGCCGTTGCAATCAAAATGTAAGGTACCGAGTTGGTAGCAGCAGGAATGTATTGACTTTGATCAATAACTGTGACTTGAACGCCAGGTGATAATAGTGCCATAGGTAAAATCCTTTTTTCTAGTTACAGATATTTATTAGAAAAGGCAAAAAGAACCTCGTAATAGAGACCTTTGGCAAAGGTTTTCACTATAAATACAGCATGATTCGCCCTATTTGTCCTGCTTGCAAGCAAAGGCCACGTGCTGTAAACTACTATAAGGACGGGCTGGTTCATTATCGAGCCAAATGCAGTTATTGTATTTTTAAGAATAGGTCAATTAAGCCACCCGAGCCCAGATGGAGGGCAGCTGGCTATAAGAAAAAGCTGGCCTGTGATCGTTGTGGATTTAGATCAAGATATGCTAGTCAGTTGCTGGTATACCATGTAGATGGCAATCAGCACAATACCACTTTACGCAACTTGACTACAGTTTGTTTGAACTGTATAGAGGAAATTAAACGCCTTGATCGTCCTTGGAAACCTGGAGATTTAGAACCAGATCTTTGACCTGAGCAAACAGTGGATCAAGCCCATCAGCATTGTTATCAATTACCGCATCAAATTGGGTTCCAATCCAAGCTGTTTCAGAAGGATGAATGCCCAGTTGTTTCAACAACTCTTGATCGGGCACAATACCAGCATTGGCACCCAAAGCAGTATCATACCAATCGGGTTCTGGGCCACGGACAACACGGATAACAGTGCCGCCTGCATCCTTGACTGCTCGAATTTCGTTAGGAAACCGCACATCTGTAATAACAATATCATTGTGTGCTTTGTTTAATTTGTTTTCTAAGCTGGCAATCCAAGTGTCGTCGTGCCAACTTCGTCGTGCCACTTCAGTGCCCCACTTTTGTAGTACCAAGCGAGGAGTTAAGTCGGGCATGCCTAACCGCTGGGCCCACCATGGATCCACCTGCTCACGCCAGACTCTGGATTCGGTTGTGCGGCCTTCTAGCAGTTCTCGGTCCCATCCAAACACAGCGGCCACGGCATCTTTCAAAGTAGCCGCAAAGCTGTCGCGTTTGAATCCGTAAATGTTTTGTAGATAGTCTGCAATAGTATCTTTACCTGAACCTTGAAATCCACAAATGCCAATGATCATCTTATTTCCTTTACATTCAGGTGTCGTAAGGTGGCCTGTAGCATGTCAATCTGACGACGGCAATCTTCCAAGGCATGATGACTAGTTGGAGGTTTGGGCAGTTCGGGCCACAGGCTGTAGATAGTTCTAGCATCACGTACCTTGTAGTATTGCCAAGGCAGGCTCTTGCCGTAGCTCTTGTAGGCATGCTCCAGTATGTTCATGTCGTAGGTGGGTCCATTGGCCCAGATCAAATTGTGTTGCCAGGCCAACTTATATAGACTGTCTAATGCCACATCCAGATCCACACGTCCTTCTTCCATGAAAGCTTCAGCCTGTGCTTTGGGTTGAGTTGCCCACCAGTCTATAGTGTCCTGTTGTATGTTACGGTTGGGTTGACTTTCCAAGGTGATTCGAGCATAATATTGACGACTATAATAGCCTGTGCCAAATGGATCAAAACTCTGAGCCGCAATGGTCAAAATGGTCGCATCTGGACCAGTACCTAACCCTTCTATATCTATCATTAATGAGCTCATGCTGACAGTATAGCATGATTTTTGATTTGAGTCTAGGAGTTGTTAACCAATAACAAATGAATACGGTTGACTACCGTCTACATAACGTTTGAGATCGTCAACCAATTGATCCATTTGTGCTTGACTTTCGGCCTTCATGGCTGTGCCGTTTAAGGTGCCGCCACCTTGTGGTCCGGCAATGGTACCAAACTTTTCACGTGCTTCACCAATGATGTGTTTGCAAGCAGCCGTGCAATAATCACGGATCCATTGTTGAATTTGAAAGTCACTCAAAAGGTTAAATTCAGGTTTCAAGTTGTAAGTCCATAACAGTACCGATTCACCTGTGCCTTTGGGATCGCGGATCAA